TTTCCCCAACCATATTATACATGCCCTTAACGGCATAGTTATTTACCAAAATGTACATTGTCATTTATGGTAACAAATGATACAAAAATAAAACCCGGCTTTCGCCGGGCTAATCATTAGGTAAATTATTAATCTGTATCCACGGACTATAACTGGTTTCAACGCTCATATCAGCAAACATGTACGCGCTTCTATTAATCACTGTCATTATGAAATAACCACTTTGAACAGCCGCTTGGAACTTAGACTTCATTGACGTTATATCAAAATCCTTCCATCCTTCATTTCCTGTACAGTTAATAGAAACATAATTTTCTTCCGCCATGCGCCACAATGCAGTGAACGGCAAAGCATCAGTCCATTTTAAGCTACTTACTACACCAACTCTAACGTCACCAGCCGCGCTACCGCTTCTTCTATACAATTTAAGCTTCATTGACGTGATCTTACTCCAATCAGCTGGAGCAGGGACTTTAATAAATCCACCAGTATGTACATCTTCTGTGGCTCGACCAATCTGGGCATTAGAGTTGTTTACACTACCAGCGTTAGTGTAATAATCAGCAGCAAATGTTTTAGTTTCCTCAGGGTACATATTAGATACTGGGCTTACATAATTCCACACCGTAACGCCATTAAACTGTAGTGTTTTAACTTCATTGCCATTGTATTTAATATAATCAGGAGTATTACCATTGTAAGTGAAAGGCATATTATCACCCCTTAATTACTGGTAATGTTAAGCGTTTTTGTTGACGAACTGTAACTAAAACTATAGCCATTGCTAATTACACCGCTCGACGTTACATTCAACCCGCTACCAATCATAACACTCCCAGCAACAGAAGTGCTTGCCAACGGCACACTTAATACCTCATTACTAATATTAAGTCCACTACCTACTTTTATGCCACCCTTTACAGAGTCACTTGCAGTAGGTAATACATAATTACCACCCTGTTCATCAGCGCTAAGTACACCATCCTGTATAGTAAGACGCTGGCCGATCTTAACGCCACCAAGTGTATTGCTACTTGCTACAGGTAACGTATACTGTTGCGCATCTGCGCTAAGCGTGCCATCCTGTGCTACACTTAGATTCGCACCAACCTTAACGCCACCCAAAGTAGAAGCAGTGGCAGCAGGTAGACTATAAGGTGCAGCAACAGAAAGTTTACCATCTGCGGCAATTGTAACATTATTGCCAGCCTTTACACCACCAAGCGTAGACGAAGTAGCTACAGGAAGTACATATCCAGAGCCGCTATTATCCACACTGATAATACCATCAGGAGTTACTTGAATTCCTTCGCCAATCTTAACACCACCAAGCGTAGTAGCACTTGCAGCAGGAAGAATATATTCACCGCCAGTTCCGCTTCCACCAGTACCAACATACTGACCAATCCAAGAGTCATTAGCATAAGTAAACAGCATGCAAGCATTCGTAGGAAGGTTAGGCAAACCCTGAGTAGAACCGTTATAGTATACGGGTCTCGATTCACTTTCGCTATCGCCAATTTTGAAATTAATAGCACCTTCAGCAGTATTACCAGCAAGGAAACGCACAAGAATTACAGAACCGTTTTGCAACGCAACACCGCTTTGAGAACCAGAAGCGATTATCTTGAGATTTGAAGAAGCTGCGCTTGTAGTGCTGCAAGCAATAGTTATAGAGTTTTCGCCAGTAAATGTAGTGCCATTGATAGTATTTCCCGGCGTTAGCTTACCAGCCTGTTTTGAATATGCGCAGTTTCCTCCGCTAACTACATTCAGGTAAGTACCGTCATAATGAAGAATCAAGTACTCATTACTTCCAACAGCGGGAATTTCAAAAACAGAACCGTTCTTAACCTGCACATAGGTTGGGCTTGTATTTATTCTAATAGTACAGTTCTGGATGTTATCACTGCCAAAGCTGAATTTAACGGCAATAATAGAGCCAGCAGAAAGTTCACCGCTCCACCCAGTACCAACAGTAATAAGCTTATTTGCAAGGTTGCTTTGAGTAGCGCATATTCCAGCGTGAGTAATATCGTATTCGCCAGTGAAAGCAACTCCGTCAATTTTTGCGCCCGGTTTCAGTTTAGGGCTTCCGTTTTCTTGCAAATAATTTGTTACAGTAGTTTCAACTTCCGTTTTAATATTTTCAAAATCTTGAAGTGCTTTGTTGACATTTTCGGTGTTTGTGTTAGTCTGGTCAATTACTTCATTTACCTTGTAAGTTAGCTTTCCAACCTGCTCCGGAATTGTAAGGCATCCATCCGAAAATACAGTCGGCACTACGGGCATGATGCACCCGCACATTTGGTTTACTTTGTCAATAGCCATATTATCACCCCTTAATATATTTGCATGAACAATACGTTCATTGCATCTAGTACCATTTTGTCAACGTTAATTATTGCAGAACGGTATTCTTCAATCATTTGCGCATAACTTTTGCTACTAACTTTTCCGCGAACTGTCTCGTTGGTTTGCCCATTATTAATTATTTTAGATGTTCCGTTTTCTTCATTATGAGCTGTATTTTTTTCATTGATATTATTTTTTGTAAGACTTGTTATATACCCGTTTTCAATGCTATATATATTGTTTTGCGGAGTATCGTTTAGGATTGAAGTGCTATTTGTTGAATTGTTTTCACTTCTATCGTTAACATTATTGTTAATAGTATTTCCGCTATAATTCGTAGTTCCACTTTTAGTATAATTTACTTCATCAAAAGGCTGATATTGCAATTCTACTGTTTCGTATAATTTATTATAGTACGGCATTTCCATAGAAAGCCAATCTCTTAACGCTAATTTCCATATACCGAATGTTTCATGTGCGATTTCCCTCATATAAAAATGACGTATAAATTTTTGTTCAAAACTTAACCTTTTATTTTCATCGTAGAACGGAAAGTAGAAGTCAAACAGCAATGGCGCTGCCTTTATGATAACGTTTTCTGGATTGCTATCTTCAACGTTTCCAGCTAACGATTGACATATTGACCTAAGTTCAGTTGTGTACTGCGCCATCATCGTCACCCCCTTCATCAGGCTTTTTCCAGCTCTCCGCCATCTGTTCAAAGTTCTGCATCATTACGTCAGGCATCTTCTGGCGATAGTCAACCTCAATGTTCGTGCCGAACTTTCTATTGATTCGTTCAACAGCTTCACGCCTTGCGTCCAGTCGTGTATAGCGCATAGCCATAACGTTACCAAGATTAGTAACAACTTCGTTAGTAATCAAACGTTCCTTCTTATTCAGGCTGCTGTTATCAATACCAAGCATCGTAAGGCACTCGTTCATGATACCAGCTTTCAGGTAGTTAAGCTGTTCAGCCACATATGGCGCATCCAGCTTCATTACCTGCATACCTTCCATGTCAAGCGAACGGTCTGCCACAATTAGCGGAGTATTTCCGTTATACTGTTCGAACATATTCACAAGGCTGAAACGATTGTTAGGGTCAACCTTCAAAATGACTGGCGTTTTCTGTGCGTTGACGTTAATTTCAATCGTTCTGTCAATAGCCGCCAGTTTCTCAGCGTACCACTTCAAATCAAAGATGATAGGAGTTCTGGTATAGTTATTGAAGATAGGTTCAAATTCGTCAAATTCAAGCATACGACTATAACCTGTGTGGCTATAGGCATGAATGCGAACAGGGTTGTTATATATATTAGGCTGTGCATTCTCTGCATACTTCATAACAATGTTACCCATTACATCGTCATCAAAGTATGCGATCTTTCCTTCCTGACAAAGAGTAAGTTCCAAATATCTTTCGTCAATTTTTTCTGGAAGATTAGACCACTCAAAGCAGCTCATTGCAAGATTTAGAAGCTGATTATAATAGTGGTCAAATGCGATTGTATTTTTCCAAGCAGCTTTCTTTTGAGCCTGTTTAGTTGCCGTTCCTCCCATTATTATACACTCCCATTATTTAGTCCATAGTTTCCTATGCTATCCAGCGCAGTATGCCAGAATGTTATTCCTTTGTTAAAGATATCCTGAATAATGCGCAAGTCATTGGCTGGCGCGTACCCTCTGGCAACAGCCCCAATAGTTTTAATATAATTAAAACTCTGTCTGGTGTGAAGGGCAGGAGTTTTCACTTTGTGGCAAGCGTAACCATACATAGTGAAATAATCGTCAATAATTTTTGCATACTCTCCACGTATTGAGCAAGTCTGGAAAGTATACCCACCAAAACCGCTATTAAATGCTCCGCTACCAGATGTTGACGGAACACAAGCAGAAGGTGGCAAAACTTCGTGGTCTTGCATAATTCCGTTAATTCTTGCTACTGCTATCTCATCATCATATAATGCTATTTGAGCGCCAACGGCTGCATTCGTTACACCTTGTAGTCCAGTTGCGGCAGCACCTATCGTATCTCCAGATGCTAAATTCCCTACTGCTTTAATTGAACTGTTAGCAGCGCTACCAATAATTTGAACCGTTGCCTTTGCCATGTTAAGGTTTCTTGCTGTATTAAGAAATTGAATTTGTCCCTGATTTTGAGCAAGCCACGCCTTGTAAGCATCCGTAGAAAAAGCGCAAGCGTTTACGGCATTATATGTCATTATGTCACATACGTTTCTTGCGCTTCCGCTGCTCATATTATATAGGGCACTTAGAACCGTTTCGCCAGAAAAATCTGTTATGCTAATTCTGAACGGAAGAGAGCGTTTAGTTGATACGTTGCTTTCTTCCCACTTATAAATACCCGCACTTCCTCTGCCATTTAATACTTTTATAAACCTATATGGATAGTTGTATAGTTTTTTGTTTTTTGGAACATATCCTTCAAATGGTGTACCTTCCTTGAATGAATTACCATCACTGGGTGTGCTTTGGTCATGGTCATAAAGCGTTACCTGTAAGTTTTCATAACCTACTTTAGAAGGAAGCATTTTTATTGTTACAATACCATCATTTTTACCGTCTTTCACAGTTTGGTTAATAAATTGCTGCAAGGCTGGCAGACCTTCGGTAGTATCGGTGCTTACCTTGAAAGTATAGTGTGTAAGAGCATCGTATGTTTTTCCTACCATACCTCCAGATGCAGTTTCATATTTGAACGTACCATCTTCGTTTTGGATTCGTCTAAAGCTTGTTTCAACAACTATCATCAGTTCTCGAGTATACGTTTCTTGGAACTGACCAGTAACGTAGCTGTCACCAGTTTCAAGTGTTTCTGCCGTTCTGCTTGCGTACAAACTATCATTTGCAATGTGTTCTCTTACAACATAGCAGTTTGTTAATACATAATCAAACATCCAAGTCTGAATAACATCAAGATCAAATACAAATTCAAAAAGGTCATTATTTACATAGTTCACAGCTACAATAAAAGCGTAAAAATACTTATTTTCAAAGCTTGTGTTTCTGTAAATTATGTAATTTACTTTGTAAGCAATAGAAGCTGGAACGTTAAGTCTGATAGCCTTGCTACCTCTAACATATCTGCAAGAACCAGCAGTGTACAAAGCTTTTGAGCTAATGTCTGAAAATTGTGCTTCTTTAGAAGAATACAATTTGGTAGAATTATAGTTAGTATCAAAAGGTACGTTTCCACAAAGAATTACTTCACTATCAGGTATAACCAAACTCATTTTTTCACCCCCTTAATAGTAAGATTCATTCCGGGATAAATAAGTGTTCCGCTCAAGTCGTTATCTTCTGCAATCTTAGTCCACTTAGCACCGCTTCCATAGTAAAGTTGTGCGATGCGCCATAGGCTTTCACCAGACTTCACAACGTGAATTACATCTTCCGTTTCTTTCTGTTCTTCTTTATGTACTGGATTTACTTCTTGTTCGTAGTCAAGACAAGGAAGCATCCCCCAGTGTGTGAATGAAGTTTTTTCAAGGTTGCATTTGTAGCATCCAGTGTTCATCCAGCTTGCTTGAACTACTTCTCCATCTCCAATGTATACACCCACATGACCGCTACGCCATAGAATGATTCCCGGAACGTTCGGGATTGAATCAATCTTACCCCACTTTGACAACCGCTTGATATACGCAAATAAACCGTTAGCGCCATAATCGTTAATCCCATAAGCGTAGCGAAGATTGAGATTGCCGCCTTTTTCTTTGTATTCATATACTCGTTTACCGCCTTCGCTCCAAAAGAATCCCTTTATAAGCCCAACACAATCGCACACTACTGCCTTATCTTCGATTGCTTTCTTAAAGGTAGCGGAGTACCCCTGATATTGTCGTGGGTACTGCCGCTTTTTAGAATTGAGCAAAGATTGCGTAGCTTTGTAGCAGCATGTGCCATACCAGTAGGGCGCGCCTATCATGGTTCTAATGAATTTCACAAACTCTTTGCTCTTATACATGTTTAGCCAATAGCTCCAATCGTAATAGTAGCAGAACCGCTCTTAGTCTTGTCAGCGTTAGAAGTGGCCTTGATCGTAAGCGTAGTAGCAGTTTCGTTACTGTCAACAAACAGGTTGCCGCTGTTGTCGATCTGCGTTTCAGGCTTGGCAGCACCAGTCATAGACCAAGTGACAGCCTTGGAGGCGAAGTTAGCAGTAACAACATTCGCGGAAAGATGAGCATGCTGCCCCTTGGCAACCGTAGCAGTGGCGGGTGACACAGTAACGGAAGTTACACTGGGAGCACCAGGAACGAAAGCAGCAGCAGGAGCGAACGGGGACATAGCAACCACCTTGAAAGCAGTAAGGTAATAGTTGTAATATAGAGCCTGGGGATTGAAGAAGTCAGTGTAACGAAGAGTCTGGTCGTACATCTGGAACCAGTTCTGGTCAACGATGACGGCAGGAATCTTGTCCAGCGCAGACAGTTCAGCAGCGATAAATTCGTGATAACCAGGCTGCGAACCAATCAGCTTCTTTAGACGAGCAACGTCCATAGCGCCGAAAGAATCTACCAGCTTGCGATGTCCAGCGAACTCTGCCTTATCCATGTTGAAAGCGGAAGCCAGAACATCAACATCATAAGTTGCATCATAGGCGCTATTAATGATAAGGTACTGATAGACCTTGTCAGAGAAGTTATGAACACCAGCTATATTATAATCAGGAGACAGGAAGGTTAGCTTGTTGGATACTTCTTTGAACTTCTTTACAACAGACTTTTCACTTCCAGCGGTAACGTCAACCTGCACAGGCTTAAGATGACCATCCAGAATATGCACACCAAGCAGGTACTTCATAATCAGGAACTCGTCATTGGCATGTGCAGTGTACAGACTGTTCGTGATGTAAGTTACCAGTTCGGCAATACCACTTTCGGACAGGAAAGCGCGCTTGAACATATCGGGAGATACGGATACCTTGTACTGCACCTCATAGTTCATTGCGTAGAAGGAAGCGCGAACGTCAGGCAGCTTTCTCGCTGCAAAGTCAGTACCGCCTTCATGGTCGAACTCATACACGTCAGCAATGTTGACAAAGATATCTTCCACAACTTCGCCAAACTCAAGCACGCCCTTCTTGAACACAGCCCAAGGGTTGTTGTACAGGCGGCTGTTAATTAGCACCTTACCAATGCGGTTGCACAGTGCAGACAGGAACTCGTTCATAAGAGACGGGTTCTGCATCAGGATAGAACCGACAGAACGAATGATTTCAGCGTCAGCAGTTACAACAGGAATATAGTTCTTGTAATCATTAGTCGCGCTGTTGCGAATCGCATTCAGAATGTCGGCAGAAGTAGCAGTCAGCGTCTTGTTGGGGTAAATCGTAGGCATTACTTATCACTCCTTACTTAAATAGTTGATCAAATGTCATTGGTTTTTCTTCTGGTTCATCAGGTTCATCTGGCTCGTCAACCGTTCCAGTTTCAAACCTCTGTTTGTACTTGGTTCGCCAAGCCTTGTCATTCTCATTGTACTTGGCTTGCCAATCAGTTTCATTGTTAAGCGTGTCGTTGATGTCCTCCATAAGGCTCAACGTTTCGTCATCGTCACGGTCACCAGTGTATGTCTTGATCTGCTCTACCAGTTCCGCGAACGTTCTCTTAGCCATACAGGTCACGTCTCCTTCTTAGATAGTTAATCAAGTTAAAATTATGGCTAACAATAGGGTGCAACTTGGGTGGATTTTTAGTAAGCCATTTATACCATTCTTCTGCGTCCTCTTGTCTCTTTGTGTATTCACCAGCAGCAGGTCTTTCATAATTTTGCCCGAATATCAAGGCAGCGCGTGAAGGTGTCTCGCCCTCTAATTGAGTGTATTCGTAGAAAGAAAACGGCCATGTTTTTAGCCATTCCTGTTCGCCCATTGGCTTTAAGCCTTCTGCTTCTGCACACATGAACATGCATTGCGTTTCGACCCTATGATATTCAAGTCCTTGTCCGTCACACCAATTTCGGTATCTTTTGTTTGGTGTCCATTGAGCAAGTCCCATTCCACCGCCTGTATCCGGGTCAGTATATTTTCTTTCTATAAGTCCTGGATTTAAGCTACACTCAGACTGGAAATTACCAAATGCCCCTGCAATAGCAAGAAGAGTCCAGCCCTTCTTTTCGCTTCTGGTGTCAAAGCGTCCTCCCCACCATCCATTATACAACTGGTCAGCTATACATTTAGCATTGTATTCGCGCATATCCTTTGCAGTAAAATCTTTCCATGAGCTATTGTCGTAAAAATGCCCTCTATAGCTCCAAAGGTAAGGAAGGTTGTTTGTGGTATTTATGGCTTCATGCCAAGTCTTGCTTGATAAATCTGGCATTACTTCTTATCGAGACGATCTCGCAGTTCAGTCAGCGCCAACGTGTTGTTATTCAACGCATCTGTGACTTTAGTCATTTCCTCCTTGTGCTGTTCTACCTGCTTGTTGTTCAGCCAGAACATAGCAATACAAACAGCAACCGGGAAGCCAAGGTCTTTGATAAGGTTGATAACGGTCTGCAAGGTGTCCATACGCTTCACCCCCTTTCGGTTATATTATAGGGTATGCAAGGCGCTTTGTCAATACCCTAATTATAGATAAGGTACGCAAGGCGAAAATTTTGCGCGAATCTCTGGCGTTGTGAATCTGCACCGCCCTTTTAGAAACAAGTCATGTATAATACCAGTTCCCGATTTACTGCGAATCGCGTTTTCGCTAACGTCATTATCAGTAGCAGCATACACATACTTAAAGTTAGGATTCACTTTATCATCAATATACATTAAACATGTCCCTGCATCGTACCACATACCATAATAGTTTCCGTTGTACACAACCACAATGTATAGGCGGGAACTTGCTGGACGCTCAGCGATGAAATAACCGTCGCTGTCTCCGTAAACGCCACCGTTCGCAAAGTTACCATAATCTGTACCCTTAATCATGTTCAAGAACTTGCAGGTTTCTTTGTCATCATTCAGTTCTTCGCTTCGTCCCATTCGCATGAATACAACATTGTTGCCACGATAAATTTCACCTTCGCTCTTATACGGAATGCGGAAAGCCATATGCATATGGTAAGGATTGTAGAAGTTTGTGTTATTGCCAAGCATTATGCATATTACACGATCTTCTTCACGGTCAATGGTGTGGTATATAGATAGAAGCAAGTCGGGTTCTTTCTCTCCATGAACGTACCTACCGCCCGGTTCAAGCATGTATTCATCGAATACCATAAACTTACATTTAGGATAAGAATACTTCTTGATCTTCTGAGATTCGCTTAGCGCAAGGCAGTAGGCAAGAACTCGCTTTTCGTCATTCTCAACGATGTACATGTTTTCAGTATCGCACAGATATTCATATCCGGGGAATTCATTTCGCATTACCTTCTGCACAGCTTTTTCCATTACTCCGTTCTTCTTTTCGTCCTGCGTTCGGCATATGTAAGCAAACTCCAATCCGTTCTTAATGCAATTCCGAATGACAATCTTTAACGTGCTGTACGTCTTACCAACTGAACGTGGCGCATCGATCATAATGAAGTTGCAGCCATAAGTAAGAAGTTTCAGTATATCTTGTTCGGCATACTTTGCCATGTCATCATCCCTTCAAATAAAATAAGCAGGGTAATGCCGTATTGCTTGCAATCCATCACGATAACCGGTTACGCCCACCAGTTAAGGCGCGATACTGGCGCACCGTACAAGCCGTACATCTGCATTCCCTGCGCCATTATCATACCACATGGTTGACGTTTTGTCAAATGGAAATCGTAAAATTTTTATCCTCCAATACGATTCCTCCGGGAACGTGGCGTGGAAGTAGCTTTCCAGTATATACCGCGCCCGGGTGAAAGTTTTCCCAAGTGACTTGTGCGTGGCACTTATCAGGAAGTCCGCAAGCCTTAACGTTCAGAACACCATCTTCATCTTCAATGTACGTCTTTGCTCTGATAAATCGCGCTCTACTGAAAGTGCTTTCGTGCTTCCATGCACCAAGCTTTGTTTCGTCAATTTCAAGACCTTCTGGCAGCTCTGTTCCTATCAGGTGCAAGCTGTCTGTATCAGCATACACAAAGCGGTCGAAAACTTTCTGAGCTGAACGAATGGTAACATTACGCGCGTAGGACGTTACGAATACGCCAACTGGTATGTATACACCCTTCTTGCTTTCTGGCTCTAACAGCTTGTAATGCACAATTCCTTCTTCGTCCAGTACTGGGGCTTTAGAGACTGCTTCCAAGCGAGCGGCAAACTTTCCGTACAAGGAATTAAGGAACAGCTTTGAGATGGTATACAAACCAGCGTTCCCATCTTTCTTTGCGTTAATCTTGTTAGCACTCCATTTATCGATATACTGAACGAATATGCCTTCTGCCTGTTGAAATTTCCATCCATCAATATACTCCATATCGTAAACGTTGTAGTGATCTAAGAACAGCTTAAGATCAATCGATGTTAGAATCAGGTTTGTTTCTTCTCCATTCGATGAAGTAAGGTATTCCGTACTCATGAAGGAAAGAGAATGCTTAATCTGAATTGTAGGAAGGAATCCTTCTTTCAACTCGAACTGACAGCGTATGCTCTGTACATAAAGGGGATAGTTCTTGTCAGTCTCATACTTACCGCGAAAGTATTTCCCTTCGCCAACTGGATATGGATTCGCATACATTACAGACGGATACAGGCTGTTCACGTCAAGCACAATACCTTCTCCAATATCCTTGTCAGCATACTCTGGTTTCAAATAGGTGAACCCTCCGCGATACGATTTTCTTATGAATGAATCATACAGGCACTCAGGAAAGTTTCCTTCAAACTTACTTTTTCCTACTATAGCTTTGTAGTCCGCAAGAGCATTTGAACCGATTGTCATCTTTGTGAGTCCTTGTTCAAAGAATTGATTCAAGGCTTTCGCAACAATAAGGCAATCATTTTCAATGTACTTGCTTTCTTGCTCTGTAAGTTCGTGCCCCTTCTCGCGCTTCTTTTTATAGTCAATTTCAAGTTTCTGGCAATCCAGATTAAATGACTTTGCTACTCTTTCTACTGTCATCGGCAGCAGCTTTAAGCTGTCGTATATTCTAACCTTCTTCCGTTTCTTTTTGTTGAACAGTATTTCAAATGTGTACACTTGTCCAGTGTCACTTATCAGCGTTTTGAATGTCTTATCTTCTGTAAGTATCTTATCTGTACAATGCGTGTAGCCGTTTGATAACATGTAGCACAACATAAATTCTCCGTCAAATTTAAGATTGTGAAAGTATAGCGTATCACCTTCCAGTGTTTCAATCCACTTAAAGAACGATTCAATATCTATTCCCTTCTTAAACTTGTAATCGTCAAGTGAACAAGCAGCCCATGCCCACACTCTGCAATCCTCCGGGTCAGTTGTTGTCTCAAAGTCGGCAGAATAACGCATAATTTACAACCCATAATCTTCTGGTATAAATTCCTTGTAATTCTTGCCTTGACTATCGAGTTCAGCTTGAAGCTGGCTTGCAATCATCTCTACTTTCATGTTGTAGCTTCCGTCACGATAAACATACTGAATATTAAAAAGATCGTTATCAAAGGTAATTCTAAAGAAGTCAAAGTCACTAAGCTTATCGATGTAATATGAAATAAATTGCCTGTCATAGTCTGTGAAGCCAGCATTCTTCATGGCTATTTTATAGTTTTCTTTGTAGCGTCTATACGATTCTTCATAATATCCAGCCATGGATTGACGCATTACGTTTTGCAAATGTTCTTCGTAACCCTTTTGCGTATAATAATCCTGTGCCCTTGTCTGCTGCTTAGGCATAAATACCTTTTGCCGTTCACTGATAGGGATACGTTCGTCGCTTATATTCATATCAATGCCAAGTCTTTCAGCTTCACGGGCGCGCTTACGGTTTATAATTCTCGTCTGCGCTCGTTGAACTGTTTCGGCAGCAGCACTATAACGCACTTCAAGTTTTGTTTTTAACGTTTTGTTAGGTCTTGCAGATGCTCTTGCCATTATTTCAAAATCAAGTAAATCTGAGTTTGAATAAATAGCTGCCTTGATCTGTCTGTAATCTTTTGGAATGTTTGGCAAATTGCTTCTTTTTAGTTGGGATACTGCTCGTTTAAGTCTCGCAGTTGTAGATGCATCCCAGTTAATAGGTAATTGTTTAGGCATGTTATCAGTTCCCCCTTATCTGTTATGATCTTGCAACCGCGAGATTCAATGTTCTGGTATGTAAGCAAGTCGGAAAGAAGATCAACGTCTACTTCCATATGGTAGACTTTGCGCATTTGATAACGTACATCAGCGCGTTTCTTCTTGTGCCGAATGCTAAAGTTTACTGTATGAAGCATGGATGAAAAGTATAGCTTATAGCCATATTCCGTTTCAAACGTGAAGTTTTCATCCGTAAAGGTTAGACATACTTTGCTTGCCATAGGACGCTGGGTTTGATGCTATCGCCCCCAGCTTTTCACCTCCTGTTAGGCGGCTACTTTGACGGTCAACATCTTGTTCATGCCGCGCGTTACCTGTACAACGGTCAGCGGAATGCCGTTTTCCCAAGTAGGCATACCGTACACCATGCACAGACGGTTAAGGGCGTTATATACGCCAGTGGAAACAGCCTGATAAGACTTACCTTCGGTATCGATAAGAACGATACGGGGAACAAGGTCGATTTCGCCAGTCAGGTTACCGTCCTTGTCTTTACGTTCCATCTCGATCTTCTCAATGAACAGGTCTTTCACAAGGATGGTCTTATTAATGCAGTCTGACAGACGGTAATCGGGATTAGAAGTGGCATTGAAGAAAAGCGCTTTGTCCTTATCGTTGTCAAGCTTAATCGTAGACAGGAATCCATTGTTGTTCATTTCAGACTGTACGGTAGAAAGAGCGGTAGTTTCCATATTACTTTACCTCCTCAGCGTTGGCGATAAACGCTTCAACAGTCATAGCGTACTTCTTTGCAGTCTTTTCAACATGGATTATTTCATGCGGCTGCTTGCCAAATTCCTTATCGATTTCGCGTCGGGCTTTCTTCTCGTCACCGATAAAGGTACGCTCAACAGTTTCACAAGCAGCACCGTCAAGATAGGAATACAGAGCAACAGTGAAAGTCATAGTCTCAATAGTACGGGTAATCATGTTTAGGTTGTCTCCCTTCCATATTTTACAATCAAATCTTCTGTGATTGTATACTCTTTTGTTGTTCTTAAGTGTTGCACAATTTGGTAATCTTGCCCAAAGAATGCGTTGTCTAAGGTGTTTTTGATCTCTTGTTTTCCCAAACTTCCGTATAGTATAAGCAGGTGGCGCTGCCCATTGGCGTTAACCTCAATATCGTGCCGTGTAATGGTAGCTTTAATCAAGTTCTTCTCTTGCCCTCCAAGCAAAGTGGCTTGCTTCCTGTACCAATTCGGCCTTTTGCTGCGTATCGATTTGCCGTGCGCACCATGCCATGATGATCATTCCCACAAGACAGCCGTAATTGTAATCGTTCCATTCATAAGAACATCTTTCCCAAGCTGCTGCAAGGGCTGCGGCTGCTTCTGAACATACGCCATACTGCTTCATCCACCAATCGGGGGGTCTACGTTGGGTTTGTTTTCCGTTCATGTTATTCTTCCTCCATCAGGTTATTTATAAACGCTTCAATAGCGTCTATCAAGCATGTTTCATTTTCTGGCTCTGCTTCACACTTGTTATTTGTTTCGTTAAAGTGTGGACAGATGCAACATTTTTCATTCATTGCTTGGTTCTACCTGCTTCCATCCTAAGGCTACGCAAATGTTGTTTACAAAGTGCAACAAGTTTGCAAGTTCTTCTTCGCTCATAGAGTTGAGCCAGTCTGCCCATTCTTGTTCAGTGGTATTGTTCCATCTGATTTTAAAAGTTCCGTCTATCATTTTGTCCTCCCATAAATGAAGTTGGTCGTATTCTATGAATCCGTTATTTACAAACGGTCGGTTAAGGATGAACAGAAGCATTCTTTTGGATTTAGAGCATGAAAAAGGTTCGTCCTTCAATAATTCTCTGTTCCGTCTCCATAAGTGCGGGGCATTGCCAGCGCAAATCCCAGTCTTGGCACGAACACCCGTTTTTATCGTCCCACCACAAGCACCCGATGCACCTGGTTGTTTTATAGTCTTGCATTGTGCTCCCTCCGTTCTGCGTAGTAGCGTTTCCATGCTTCCACCCTCCTACAATGTTCGTGCTCATTTGTTATGGTCGTATTAAGTATGAGTGCAATTAAGGATAGCCCGATAGCAAGCACTAAGCAAATCATAGGTGTGACCCCCTCCAATAAAAATCATTCATGCGGTTAAGGCAAATAGTTGCATAGTAAGCAGCCATTGAGCGGTCTCCAGCACTTGTACGGATAGTGTAAAGGATACCTCGCAAAATGTACTGAGCGTTTGTAAGTGTAGAATCACACGTCATATATTCTGTAAACCAACGTTCAAGCAAATCAGCAGTATCCTGCCCCATATCACGTCTCACATAGTGCAACAGTTTATAAAAGACTTGTTTCATGGTTTTACCAGTCCCCCTTGTGTAGTTGTACAAATACTGTATAATCTTTATTCGCAGCCATATAGCGCTTGAAGTCCTCTGGTGTGCCGTTTCCAAAATTGAAAGCTTTAGCTATAAGGTCATCAGTCCAGAATATCCCGTCACGGGCTTTAATAGCATCGGCTACAATTCCATTGTATTCGCTATCAAGATAGTCTTGGTCAATTTCAAATACTGCGGTCATGTTGCAGTCCCCCTTTTTGATTATGCCTTATTATAGCATGTTTTGTTCGTTTTGTCAAGCGTTTTTGAAAAACTTTTTGTGAAAATTTTGGGATTGTGTAACGGGTGTTATGCATCACCCCTTTCAAATGGACGGTAATAGCATGTATAGGCATAATTTACTGCGTCAACAACTATCTTGGCGGCTTTGTTGCTATAGCCGATTAAACGCAAGCCGCATTCTACTGAGTCCATTAACAAGTACCAGTCCATAGCGGTATCACATTTTTTAATAACCCATTGTAGGTCGGGGGCTGACGATCTACACATAGTATAGTCGCGTGCGGTCATGTTTTTCTTTCTTTCATTGATATATTCGTTAATCATGGGTTGTAAGTCTGTATAAAGCATAATTTTTCCTTTCTGTCCTGTCTCATCAGTACGGGTAGGCCATTTCCCGCATACGGCCGTTAGGCCGTTTCAACTTTTTTAGGATAAGGCATTCTATTAAAAACGTCATTCACATGATCATACCATGCGATATCATACCATACGGAGCCAAATTCGCTCCATGATTTTACATAATAGCCATTATTTTTAATAATGTAAAGTACTGCATCATATAAACACTTCCAACTATCGCAAATAGCCAACTTATTAATAAACTCAGTATTATTAATAAGAAGATGTTTAATTTGCAGTAAAGTTATTCCGTTAGGGGTTTTCTTTTGTTCGAACATTACTTGCACAACTGCCTTTTTCATTTTAATTCCTTCCTAGCCTGTCTCTTCAGTACGGGTAGGCCATTTCCCGTAGACGGCCTTTAGGCCGTTTCAACTTGACGAATCTCGCCAGTATAGATATTAATTTGCATTCTGTCTAAGTAACAACGTTTTGCGTCATGGTACGTTAGAGGGCTGCAATACTCGCGCATAAACCAACCTATCTGTTTGATGGTAGTGCGCGAATAAAGTCCGTAGCAGGTTAGCCAACCTGCGGGGCTTATTGTGATTACTTCTGTCTTGTAACTGATGAAGTGAATGCCGCCCATACCGTCGATTTCAACGTGACACTGCGAATAGAGGTGGTCGGTGAGTTTCTTAATCATCTTAATTATCCTCCTTATTATAGGCCATATTAAGCGCCCTTTTAGCTTCTTCTTCAAATAGCTTTTCGGCTTCAGTGTCATATTTAGTAATCGCTATAGATTGCATTGCAGTTAAAAATCCGAAAAGTTCTTTATAATCGCCGCGTTCACCCCACTTTTCGAACGCATAGCTACTCAAGCCATATTCATGCAGCTTTTCAATTACCTTTTTGTTCATGTTTGTTGCCTTCCTTTCTGTTTCCTTTTTACGTGCTTATTATATCATGTTTAGTTGCAGTTGTCAATAGGTTTTTCAAAAATTTTTGAAAAAATTTGCGACTTTTTATGGATAATAGATTATCGATTACATGTGTTGTGTAACATGTGTTGTATAACAGGTTATCTATTACATATGTTGCATAACATGTACTTTACCAAATTATACAATGTACATTTTGGTAAATAACTATGCCGTTAAGGGC